AAACTAGCAGATTATTGCCAACTCGTTAGAGATGGAATTGATGACGAAAATAAACAAATATGACAATTAAAGAAAATATGATTCATCGTTTAATGATTGGGACATTGTTTACTATAATGAACTACTTTTTAGTAAATAATCTCATCATAAATATATCATTTAGTAAGTACTTTTTGATAGAATTAATTTTGGTTTTATCAATGAAATTATTTAAATTTACAGTCAATAAATTAGATTTGAAATGAGTGCTATAAAGCCTGAAGACAGGCCCTTTGGGTTTAAATACCACTGGGAAGTCATACAAAAAAGTATAAAAAATATAGATGACAGGCGTAAAGGTAGAATCAAATCTTTTGTTACTCCATGGGACAGTATAAACAATGCTACAGCAGGTGGTATAGAATGGGGATCAGTAGTAACTATAGGTGCAAGACCTGGTGCAGGTAAAACAATGTTTGTAAGTAATCTTCTTAGAGATTGTAAAGCTCTCAATCCAACACAAGACTTTAACATCTTAGAGTTTCAATTAGAAATGACTAATGAACAATATGGTCAAAGAGAAATTGTTGCTGCTACAGGATTAGATTATAATCAAGTGTTGTCTACTAAACAACAACTAGATGACTTTAACTTTCAACGTGTACAACAGTATGGAAGTGATTGCAAAAGGCTTCATGACTTAGGTGTATTTCGTGGTCAGATTAACAAATCTGTCACAGCTAATGAGTTAGAAAAAGCTGTTCATCACTACTACAATGCATTAGGTGGCAAACCTTTGATTGTTACAATTGACCATAGTTGGTTGATTAAGAAAGATGCAAGCGAGAGAGAAAAATTACAAACGCTTTACAACACAGCAGATGTTCTCATTCAGTTAAAGCAAGACCTTCCTATTATCATTATTATGCTTACACAGCTTAATAGAAATATAGAAGACCCTTTAAGAAAAACACCAGGTTCTATTCAAAACTATCCCACTAGCTCAGATATATTTGGTGGCGATGCTATGATGCAAGCGTCTGATGTTGTAATGGCTTTATCAAGACCATTTACATTTGATATAACAGCTTATGGACCTAAGAGCTATGTTGTAACAGAAGATGGTATATTCTTACATCTCTTGAAAGTAAGAAATGGTGCTAACAATACTAAGCTAATATTTATGCAAGGTTTGTTTGGAGAACAAAAGATTGTTGAAACAATTACACCAGGATTTAATATTCAGCCAGGCTATGTTCCAAGAAATTCTAACAGAAGACCTGCTGCTGATATTGGTAATGAACTTTAAAAAATAAATTATGTCTATAATGGCTACAATGACAGAGAATGAAAAAACTGTCTATAGAAAAATTAAATTAAAAGAAATGCATGATTTCAATAGTGCATTTATGGAAGACTTAGGACTTGGTTCATTAGATTTTAATATGAAATATCCATTCATGAGAGATGGTATTCTTGTAGTAGGATTATTTGATAATGAATTCAAAAGACCAAAAGGTTTTTACTTTGAGCTAATTAATAATGATCTTGAACCAACTGATGCTAATAGAACCATCTATCGTGTTCCTTACAATGAATACTATGCAGATGAATATCAAATGGATGAGAGAGGTAAGTTTTTAGTTCCTGTTGAACAACTTAAAAAAATTAACAGACAATCAGCAGCCATCGTAAAAGAGGTTGTTATAGCTGAAAGTGATAGAGCAATCAAAGAAGAAAAACAATCGTATATTCCACCTAAACCACCTTTACCTTTTAGTGCTGAACCACAAACACCTGTTGTACCAAAGTTAGAAGATGCTCCTTATAGTGAAATGACTATAAGAGATTATATAACAATTCATACAGGCAGACCTATTAGCAATAAAGCATGGTTAAACGAAATCGTAAAAAACAAATAACAATATGGGACAAGGCATCTTAATTATTGCAGAATCAGGTTCTGGTAAGTCTACTAGTATTGAGACTCTAGATCCAAAAGAAACATTTATCATCAATGTTGCTAACAAACCTCTACCTTTCAAAGGATGGAAGAAAAAGTACACTGTATGGAGTAAAGATAATCCATCAGGTAACATGTATGATAAAGCAGGCGTTCAAAATATAGAAGCATGTGTCAAGTATGTCAATGAGAAGCGTCCTGAAATCAAAAACATTATTGTTGATGATTTTCAGTATATGTCTTCATTTGAATTCTTTGATAGAGCTGATGAGAAAGGTTATGAAAAGTTTACTCAGATTGGTGCAGGTATTGCTAGAATATCTAGAATGCCAAAAGATCTTAGAGAAGACCTAACAGTTTTCTTTCTTACACATGCAGAAGAAGGTACTGATGTTGAGGGTAAACGTAAGTTTAAAGCCAAAACGATTGGTAAAATGGTTGATGAGAAATTAACCTTAGAAGGTTTGTTTTCTATTGTTCTCTTTGGTAAAGTGAAGAAAGACAAAGAAGGCAACATTCGTTATATATTTGAAACATCTAACAATGGTGAAAACACTTGTAAGTCTCCAAGAGGAATGTTCAGTAGCTTTGAAATTCCAAATGACTTAGCAGTTGTTAAAAAAGCTATTATAGACTTTGAAAATTAGTATATTCGTTAACAATTAAATCAAAAAACATGTTCAACACAAAAGGACAAGAAGTACAAGGTGGAGGAGCACCTAAATCACTCCAACCAGGTGTAGTTTATGCACACGTAATCAGTGGTCAAGTTAGAACTTCTAACAAAGGCGACAAAAAAGCATTGGAATTAACTTTAGAAACACCACCTATTCCTAATTTTGAGGGATGGCCTATTGATAAAGATAATCCAGAAGGACCAAAGTATAGAGGTCAAACATCAAGAGTGATGGCAACCATTTGGACTGACCAATTTAATACAAATGATGTAAACAAGAATGACATCTTGAATAAGTTGTTTGTTATTGGTAAAGAACTTGGTATCAGAAGTAGTCTAGATAACATATCTACACTGCATGATATTAAGTCTATTGAAGACTGGGCTAGACATGCAATCGATTTGATTGTAGGAAATGATATGTATTTCTTCTTGAAGGGTACTGAAGAAGAGTATAATGGTAAAACCATTGTAAAACTTTCTTTTCCAAAGTATAAGTTTTGTAATGCTGTAGAAAGTAAATTGGATGTATTTGATAAAAATAACCAATATCACTACAAAGCTTTACAAAATAAAACAATAGAGAAGTTTGAGCCAGCTTCTGATGATTTTAATTTGTAGTCTTTTTTCATATCAAATGTTAGGGGGAGTATGTCTATACTCCCCTTTTTATTTTAAATTTGACATTATGTTTACAACAAAGAATCTAGTACATGATGTAAAAGATGTACCAATTACATGGGTATTTGAACATTTTTGCAAGCTTAATGAAAAGCTTATAGGTCAAGATGTAAAAATCAAGTCACTCTTTAATCCTAATGAACGCACACCTAGTATGTGTATTTATATGAATAAAGACAACACTTACAAGTATAAAGATTTCTCTACAGGTAAGGGTGGTAGCTATATAGATTTGGTAAAAGATTTCCATCAACTTCCTTTTCATAAAGCTTGTCAACTGATTATAGAAAACTATAACGATTATGTTCTCCATAACAATGGAGGGTATGATTTAGAAGATTTTCAAAGAGCTTCTAAGTATAAAGTCACAAGTACTAAAACTAGAAGCTGGAGTACCCAAGATCAATATTTCTGGACACAGTTTAATATTGGATCTAAACTACTTGAGGCTCACCATGTGAAGCCACTAGAAAGTTACTGCATGACTAAAGATGATAAAGAACTCTGTATAACAGGACTCTATCTCTATGGTTATTTTAAAGCAGATGGTACCCTCTATAAGATTTATCAACCCAAGACACTAGATAAGAAGTTTATTAAAGTGTCTGATTACATCCAAGGTATGCACCAGTGTATAGGTGAGAAGCATCTTATCATCACTTCTAGTCTTAAAGATGTGATGTCTATCAAGTCTCTTAAGCTTAGTTTAGATGTTATAGCTCCTGACAGTGAGAACACTATGCTTAAACAAGAGATGATGGAAGAACTTAGAGATAAGTATAAAAAAATTATAGTATTGTTTGACAATGATGATGCTGGCATAAAAGCTATGCATGCTTACAAAGAAAAATATCCTTTTATAGAAATTACACTTTTACCAATGAGTAAAGATGTATCAGACTCAATAAAAGATTATGGAGCTAAAGAGGTTAGGAATAGATTAGTTCCTATCTTAGCTAAAAAATTAAACGATGAAGAAGAAAACAGCCAAACCTAGAAAAGGTGCAGCACCAAAAACTAGAAATGCTGGTACTATGACAGATGCTGCTTTCTGGAGTTTTATTAGATCAGCATTAAGACAAAAGAGTAGATTTTGGAAACCTATAAGTCAGGCTAAAGCAAAAGCTAAAAGAGCTTATAAAGGTCCACTAAAGAGACAAAAGTTTGAGTATCAGTGTGCAGTGTGTTTAAAGTGGTTTCCTGATAAGGAAATCAATGTTGACCACATAACACCTGCTGGTACTTTAAGATGTGCTAATGACCTCCCAGGCTTTGTAGAGAGACTATTCTGTGAGATAGATAATCTACAAGTCCTTTGTGAAACATGTCACAATAAAAAGACACAAGATGAAAAGTCCAAAAAGTAGAGAAGACCTTATAGAAAAAGTAGTAGAACAAATTAAAGAAGATGTCCATTGTGGTCATCACGAATCTTTAGAAGGATTAGTTAAACTAGTACCTTCAGAATATCTGATAGCTTATCTTCCAGAAGAATATTGGAAACCATTTATTCATTTAGTAACAGAAGAACATTTAAAAAAAGAAGAAAATGATTGAATTTTATCAAACCATGATGGGTAAGAAACTTATAGAAGGAACATTACCTGATATAGCTTACCAACTTAAGAGAATAGCAGATGCTTTAGAAGTATCAAAAAAGTCAGAACCACTAACATCGTCATTAGATAGTCTTGCTAAACACTATCCAAATGATACAGATTTAGGAAGAGAAATTAGAAAAGTATGTCAGTAGAACACACCCATAGTGATAAGGTCACTAAAGAAAAAAGTGAGGACGTTATAAGTGCTCACAAACTTATAGAATTTCTTGAGTATGAGGAAGCTCTTACTAAAGATAAAGAAACAACTAAAAGAATTAGAAAGTTATTAAAAGATTTAAAAATATGGAACTAGAAGATTTAATGAATCAGTCTATAGAAATAATGGAGAATGACTTTTATGCTAGACCATTTAGTTTTTCTTATAGTAGTCTTAATAAGCTTATGTGGAATCCACAAGCTTTTTATCAAATGTACGTACTTGGTAATAGAGAAGAAAAGACAGAATCTTATTTAGTAAATGGTAAGATTATACATTGTCTTCTGCTAGAACCTGATAACTTTAATAATCAGTTTATTGTTAGTCCTGCTAATTTACCAACAGGTAGTACAAGAAGTGTCGTAGATAGAGTGTTTGCTCATGCTGTAGAACTACAAGCTAATGGTGATATTAGAACAGAGTTCACAGAATTTAGTGATGCTGTTCTTGACGTCTTAAAGGATATCAACCTACATCAGAGTTTAAAGACAGACCAGCAACGTATAGACAAAATGTATACACCAGACGCTCTAAACTATTGGAACTTTCTAAAAGCTAAGGGTAATAAGACACTTATTGACCAAGAAAACTATGATTTTTGTAAGACAGGTGTGGATTTAATAAAGATGAATGACACTGTATGTGACCTATTAGCTTGTAATATCAATGATTTTAGTAATAAAGAAGTGTTTAATGAAATTCCTTTAGAGGTTGGTATCAATGACAAACCTTTTGGACTAAAAGGTATTATTGATAATATGGTGATTGATCATGATAAAAGAGTAATTTATATCAATGATCTTAAGACAACTAGTAAAGACCTTAAAGATTTTTCAGAATCTATAGATTTTTACAACTATTGGATGCAAGCTGCTATTTATTCTAGTTTAATTGGAATAAAATTCATAAATTTAATTGATAGGGGATACCAAGTTAAGTTTCATTTTATCGTAATTGATAGAAATTTTCAAGTGTATCCTTTTCCAGTTAGTGATAACACACTAAATAATTGGTTTAACAAACTAACTGATGTTTTAGAAAAAGCAAACTGGCATTATACAAACAAGAGTTTTGATCTACCCTTTGAATTTGCTACTGGAAAGGTCACTCTATAAAATTATAGAAGATGATTAAACGCATATATAGTAAATATTTTCAAAAGTCGAGGTCTTTTCTTTACCCTGCACTGGGAATAAAGAAAAATGATAAGTTTAAACCTACTGGCACCTATATATCCATAAAAGGATTAATAGAACCTGAAGATGTTAAATTTATATGCACTTTTGATAAACAAGAATCAGAAGCGTTTAAATATTTTGAAACTAAAATGTTACTAGAAAATCCACTATTCTCTGAAAAGATTATAGTGGATGACTATAACATCTATATCTTTGATTATGAGATATATTTAAACGACTGGTTCAATTTTATTTTAGGTAAGTATTCTAAACTATCTAATGTACTAAAAAAAGCTATCAAAACCTTTTATGGTGAGACTAGTTCAGAGTATGAGTATATGGATAGTTACCTAAACCCTAAAGAATACTATGAAATCTATAGTGAGATTTTAAATGTTGATGTTGAATTATTAAAGTTACCAGGTGAGCTCTGCGATCCTTGTAACTTAGAAAAAGAAACTTTAAAAATTTCTGTGGAAAACTTGGAAAGTTTAAAAAAAACTATATAGATTTGTAAAAAAAACTAATTATGAAGAATTCAATGAGACTTATTACGTCTAGCTGGGGACCAGCTAAGACATTTAAAATGATACCTGTTACAAAAGATTGTCCTTACAATGAAGTTATCTTTGATGTACAACAAAAAGTATTGGCTATCATCTCTAAAGAAAGTAAAGAATCTTTACACATGCTTCCTAAGCTTAATGAAGTGGGAGATGTATCACGCTTAAAGATTGGTAAGAAAGAGAATGGTAAAGACTATGCTGAAGAAAGAAAAGCATTGGTTACATTCTATGAATACTATATAGAAAACAAGGCAGAGATTGTAGACTTTATAAAAGATCTTGCTAAAAATGCAGAATCATTTGAGTTTCAACAATACATTGATCTTGAAGTTCCTAAAGAAGGAATTGTTCCACAGAACAATATTATTACGTCTCTTTAATTGTTAATCATACTAAAAAAAGAGGAGGTGCCTAGCACTTCCTTTTTTTATCACTAAGGGGAAACAGCTTAACTGAATGTGTGTATTATGAACGACAAACCTAAAATTGGCACACACTGGGTGATGGACTATGAGACTATTTGTAACTGTTTCATAGGCGTGTTTGAGCATTACAAAACAAATGAGAAATATGTGTTCGTTGTTTGCGAACAGCAAAACGACTTTCCAGAACTTGTCACATTTCTTCAAAAATGTGTGACAGAAAACCAGTGGCATATATCCTTTAATGGATTAAACTTCGATGCCCAAATAACTCAATACATTCTTGATGTACACAGCAAATT